TCGTAACTTATCTGTCCCTTTGACGGGTAGTGTAATTTGTGCTTACCAAACACTCCGTCAAGTAACTCCACTAATAGAGCATTATCTTCCATAATAGAAAGATAATAAAAAATTACTAAGAATCAAATTACCAGAACTTATTCATTTTCATATACCCTCTAACACAGGTATATGCGTCTGCTTGGTCGTAACACTCTTTCTTAAGAGTCATGTTCTTTGTGTATAACCAAGTAATCTGTGGTTCTTCTTTTGCTACCATATCCCAAATCACTTGTTTTTTGTCTACATCTTTTGGATAACCACCAAATAACACTTCACGATTTTTGTCATTTTTACCCATCAAGTTATGCCAAGCAAATTTTCTTGAGTTGTAAGTTGAAATATAGTTTGGCACAATCCCTAACGCATCGTATATGGCTTTTGTAATCATTGCGTTATATCTCATTAACGTACCAACAGTATGAATATTGTTTGAACCTAACAATGGTTCCTCAATTACTACTTTGGTGATTCCAAGATTTTTATAGTCTTCAATTTTTTTAATAAAAGAATTTACCTTTAATATCAGTTCTTCAATTTTCTCTTCAGGTTGTGGTTTAATCACTGGTGAAAAGTGTGTTAATTCTAACAACTTCTGTGATTGAATGTCAAACAACGCCCAACCAATTGTTTTGGTACTAATGTCCAAACCCAAAACTTTAGGTGAATTTTTTAAATCTTGTTTTTTAGCCATGCAAGTTTTTTTATAGAACTTATGAATAAAAACTTATAAGTAAACAACTTTCATCTCGTCACAGTTGGATTCTGATAATCTAACTTTTGGTGTTGGTGTTTTCATGGACTTTAAGAAGTCGTCCCCTTCTTTTGATATTGCCGATGTTATTATAACGGCATTTATTGTTTCAACTTGTGCTTTTGTATTTCTATAAAATTGTAATATGTATTCAATTTGACCTAACCCTTTATAATTGTCAATAAATAAAATTCTACATGATTTATAACTACATCCTCTTAGTATACCGTCAGCATTTTCCCAAATCCTATCAAAATTATCCCTGATTGAATTTGCAATTAATGGTGATGGTAATCTTCTTCTAATTCTACTACTGAATACTTTTTCAATATCTTCTAACTCTGACGTATCAAATACATTTTCTTCTTGGTGTTCTTGAGTATATAACTTGATTACTCTTCTACCCATAGTAATTTTTCTTACATACTCTGTTGCTTCTAAAATTAAACTATTGGCAATACTTAATAACTTCATTAATTATAAATACCTTGAAATAAAAAAAGGTGGGTTTCCCCACCTTATATTTTCACCAAACGGTTGGGGTATTACAACCCGAGTAAAATCTGTACTCTTCAGAGTCTCTTTCTTTGTTTGGTGTGACCTACCACTATCGTAATACAAAGATAGTGAATATTTTGATAAATACAAACTTTTTTTTAAAAATCGTATTTTACTGTAATTTGTTGTACACCTTGTCTCTTTTCAGGGTTTTGTAATTTTGACATTAACAAAAGTTCCTTATCTGAGTTATATAAACCTACTTCTGTAAAATATACATCTTTACCTAACGACCATTTTGGATTTGAAGAACGGATATATTGTGAATCTGCAAGGTTAACCAAGTACTTCATCTCGTATATTGTTGCTTGGACATCTGAATGAACTGTTCCATAAAAGAAATACTCATCACCAAATGTCATACCAGTGTTATAGTTAATCAATGGTAGATTAATATAACTTTCCAATCTGTAATAATTAGCGTTGTCATATGCGTCTTGGGTAATTTGGAATGTTGTTCCACTTATTTCCATTGGACCTATGTTGATTGAACCTGTGTTTGCGGTAATTGCCGATGTTACGTCAATCTCTCTCCATTGCATTGAATCAGGTCTTTCACCTGTTGGTACAATTTGACAAATCAACTTAACATTTGTACAAGTAAATCCTGATGGTTGTAAACCCATCTCTTCAATTAAGAACGGAAACTCATTACCAAATCTAACAATAACATCATCAGTTTGTCCACTTACAGTTGAACCTGCGATTTTTGAATAGTAGTTACAGTGTATTCCGTTTGTTGAGCCAGTGTTTTCAAATCTATATGTAACAAACATTGTTTCAGTATCAGCGGTTAATATACCACTTGTTGCCGCAATGTTTTGGTTAAATGTATTTGGAATTACCAATCCCAATCTTGGTGCTGGTAATGTATAATTTCTATTTGACTTATATGACATTGCCGCAGATAATTCCTCATCATCAATTGCAATCATTTTTAAGTCAGGAAATACTTTACCCACTCTGTTTGGATAACCATTAGCATTTGCATGTGTATCCCATAAATGGAAGTAACGTAAACCAGGGTAGTTCATATTATCATTTTCAGTTGATAACATATAATGTGGTTGACATAAATCCAAATCATCAAATCCATCAGGGTCAACATAGAATGTTTCACCCATAACACCTGTGTTTGATTTGTGCCACATCAAAGTTGGTAAGTCAAGTTTAAAGTTTCTTGCTTGTCCTGTTGCTCCTGAATTTGCTAAATCAAATGGTTCTGTTGCGAATTTCTCACCATAAAAATTATCAATACCCTGATTTGTATAATGTATTAAACCAATAACTTTTTGTTCTTCTGGTTCAACATAAATCTGTTCATCAAATGAGTTGTAGTAATATGTGTCAGTTGTTCCTGAATTATAATTTACGTCTTCAAATATTTGACCACCTTTAGTTTGGTATCCTAAGAATTCTTTTGTTGATGTATAAGCACTTGAACCAAATTCACTAAAATCTTTATAGAATGTATATGATAAACCTGCTGGTGATTCAGTCCAAGGTTGATTCATATTCCAAACCATTACGTTTTGTTGTTGAATTTCACAATTCAATTCAAATGAAAATACACCTCCATCATAGTAAGGTGTTGGTGTATAACTATCAAAATACGGTGTCATTCCTGATGGATAGAAAAACGCTCTACCTGTACCAGTAAATGAAGTAAAATTAGGTAATAGTCTATCAACTGTTATTGTACTACCTACCACGTTTTCAACTCTATAAGTTAAAATTGGATATGGGTATGTTAAATTGTTACCACAATTATTATTGTTGTTTAAATATAATACGACATACTGTCCAGTTTGTGGTGTTCCTGTTACACTCGCATCACAGTTGTTAACTGTCACTGTAAATGTGTTTCCACTTGTTAATGCTGATAAATTAAATTTATAATTTGCGGTTACTGTAAGTGCTGAACTTGTAAACGCGCTGAACACTCCTGTTGAACCTGTAAAAAATCCTCTTGGTTCGGCTGTGTTGAAAATTGGTACAACTTGTGAATCTTGGAATGGAATACCAAATGTATTTGTTTCACCTGTTGAACTTGATAAGTAAGTAGGGTATTTGATTCCCATCTTATTACTTTGTGGTACTCCTGTATTATTTTGATAATTAAATTCAGGAACTAAAACTTGTAATGTTGTTAGATTACCACCGCTGATACAATCATAACAAACCTCACTATCACCTAACTGAAAATAAGCAACATTAAAGTTACCTTGAGAAATTTTTCTTCTTCCAACATCAGTTAGTTGGGTGTTTATTAGAGCGGTTGTATCTTTTATTATGTATGCCATTTTATATAAATATTGTTATTTGATTTATTGACCGTATTATTGTTGATACAATGTGTTTATTAATTGTTCAGTTTGTGGGGTTAAAACTTTAAATAATGTACAGTTATCACTAATTGATGGTCCGTTAAATCCAACATTAATTTTTTCATTTGCATCCACAATCGCAGCTCCACAATTTAATGAGCCAGCACCACTTGTAATTATTAATTGACTACCTGATGGTTTTGAGACACTACAAGCACAAACACTAACTGATTGTCCACCAAATAAATTATAATTGTTTTCAGTACCACCTGTACAGTTAACCCAGTTATATGTTAAAGTGTTAAGTCCAGGATTTTCAATAAAATATGAACTACATGTACATGTTGATGTGCCATTACTTATTTTAGTTATTGTTGATGTAACAGTACCCGATACTGTTAAACCTTTCTTTAATGTAATTGTAGGATATTGAACACTATGAGTTTTTAATATGGTTGGATACGGATAATTATAATCGTATGGACTAGGTACAATTACCTGAGTTGATGTTAATGAATTTGATGTTGGTGATACAGTTGATGTACCTGAATATAATACAGGTGTGTATACTGTTGTTGCACTTCCCGGTTGTGACATTGAATCATTAACTGAAACATATAAAGGAATGTTAATTGTAACACCGTCAGGTAATTCAGGACTAACTTTAATAAGATAATCTAAATTTTTAATTGTTTGATTGCCATAATCTTGTTTTGTAAAATATGATTTGGCCTCCAATGATAATGTATATGTAACCTTTTTGGTTCCGGGTAAAATTGTAAATGTCCCTTGTACTTCAGTTCCACTACTATCCTTAACAAAGAATTGAGTATTGTTTTGTGGACATAAGTTATTAAACGTTGGTGATGGTTGGTAAGTACTGTTAAGTAATTTATATTGGTATCCACCTGAACCTCCATTGGCTTTAATTGTTACACTTCCATTACATAAACCCTCACAAGATTCATTAGTCGTTGTTAAATCAAAACTTAATACAGGTGATGATGGACATGCTCCTGATATTGCCGTCCATGTATTTAATGTTCCCTCTTCAATCCATCCACCTGTTGGGTCAAAGGTATCTGAAGGATTTTTTAAAGTATTACCTACTCTACCTAATACCAACCAATTGGTAAATGTTGTCGCTGTAACCCAAGAAATTGTAAATGCGGAACTTGAAGATGATGTTCCAGTATAGGCCGGTCTGTCATTAACAAAATTATAAAACGTAAACGGATAGGCTTCGAATGGTGTACTGTTAGTATATAAACAAAGTTCAGTAGGATAATCAGGTAGTGGTACTGGTGGTGGGTCACACTCATCACAAGTATCAAATGGTCCCTCAGTCAAAACAGCTGTTGATAAGAAATTATTACCATTCAATGTCTTACCTGAATAAGTAAAACAACCCAAATCTAAAGTAGAATCAGATGTTGTAAATTTATATATTCCACCCTCAACAAAAGTTGTTGTTAGTCCTGTAAGATATAAGTTGTACTCATTGGCACAATCGGCAAATAAATCAACATAAAATTGTGTTGATTCAACAGTACATACCGTAGTTGCTGTATAATCACCATAGTAATCTACCGTAGTTGCGGTATATTCACCAGGTATTAAATTCTTAATATTTTGGTCTTTTAAACCATTGCTCCACGTAATTGAATACGGTGATGAACCGCCCGTAATTGTTAAATAAATTCTACCATCATTACTATCAGGTGTTGAGGCATTTACCGAATAACAATTTACACCCAAAGGTAAAATTGTTGTTACACCACAGTCGTTATATATTATAGTTGACATTAGAATGTTTTAATTATTTCACAGTTATTGGTATCAACAATTTTAACACTAAAGGCAGTCATCGTATCATACGGTGATGGAACCTCAATGCTATATGGTAAATCAGAGTCGTTAATCGTTGCCAAATACACACAAGTAACCAATGTGGTATCACAGATATAAACATTATACCCTTGAGCTGCGTTGATTGAATTTATTGTTATTTGTCTTCCCATTTTTATTTAATTATGTACAAGCACAACTAGTATGTACTGAGATTATTGATGTAGCGGTTCCACCCAATACACCTCCGATAACTTCCCAACATCCTGAATATCCTGTTCCACTTAATTTTACAAAATCACCAATACTTACATTCAGTAAACCATTATTGGAAACTGCAACTTGAATACCTGATGTACAACTTTCTACTATATATTTAGCGGGTTTAGGTGTGTTACTTGGTGTTTGTGTAGGTGTCTTAGTTGGTGTAGGAGTTGGAGTTTTAGTTAAGGTAGGTGTGTTGGTTGGAGTAGATGTAGGTGTTCTAGTTGGTGTCTTAGTCATAGTAACCGATGGAGTTACTGTGACAGTTGGTGTTGGTGTTTGTGTAGGTGTCTTAGTTTGTGTAGGTGTCTTTGACGGTGATAAGTTTGGTGTTCTTGTAGGTGTTGCGGTTTTAGTTACCGTTGGTGTTACCGTTGGTGTTACACTATTTGTTGGTGTTACCGTTGGTGTTACCGTATTAGTTGGTGTTACCGTATTAGTTGGTGTTACCGTTGGTGTTACAGTCTTAGTTGGAGTAGGTGTTGGTGTTAAACTATTTTGACAACTTACACAACTCACATACGACGCAATAATTGTATTAAGTGTTAATGTTGGACTTTGGTCATATACAACATCCAAATAAGTATAACATTTAGTTGTTCCTGATACTTCAGCACTAAATGTTTGACCTGTATTTATAATTGTTTCACCTGAAGTTCTCATTGACTGATTCACATAATAAATTTCATTATCAGAACAATCTTGAATCTTACGAACAAATACACATTCAAATTCAGTGTCATTAATTGTATAGGTTGTTGAACCTGATATGTTGACATTTCTTTGTAAACTTGGTGTTGGTGTTACAGTTGGCGTAGGTGTTGGAGTTGGAGTTGTATCTTCTACAGTAATGTCAGCATCAACAAATGCACAAGGATTTGGGCTTGGTGTTACACTAATTGTTGGTGTTGGAGTTAAACATGTAACAGTTGGTTCAGGTTCGTAATCACAATCAAAAAATGCGTTGAAATTTACATTCAAACATACATTTGTTGTTGGTGTTGGCGTAGGTGTTGGACAAGGTCCTTCTGACCAAAATAAATTATCCAAATCAGGGCAATTTGAAAAACAAGGTGATTTACCCGCTAAAATACAAGTACCACCTAATGTTGCTCCCAAACACCATTTAGTTCCATCGTAAAAAACAGTACCTGATGTGGAGCCTGTCCAATATGGTCTTCCATTGTAAGTTCCACCTGATGTATAATTTCCATCATACATTGATGTACCTGAGAAATTTGTATATAAACAAAATTCAGTATTACATAGTCCATACACCGGTGTTGGACTTGGCGTTGGTGTTTGTGTTGGTGTTGGTTCAGGTGTTGGTGTTATTTGATTACAGTCACCAATTACAGTAACGAACACACCATCAGGTACAATCACACTATATTCACATGCGCATATATTTAATTCACTAAGTTCAGGTACAATTAAATTCTGATTATCACCATTACAATCTACATATGTTACAGTTGCAGGAAACTCCTCAGTATTATTAATTTGATACTCAATACAGTTACTTCCCGGTCCACAACAACTATAGTCGTCAGTACAAACCGAACAATTATCATATGGACCTGTTAAACCAACGATAACATATTTTTCACCAAAACCTGTCATTGGTATTACTTCGGCACAACCTGTAAAACCACTTCCTGTGATATAATATACCTCACCAACATTTATAGTTCCAACATAATCATCAACAACAAAAATTTCATTCGGTGAACAACAAGCCCTGAATTGATAATCAGTAGGACCAGCTGTTACTGAAGGAGTTGGAGTATTGGAAGGTGTTAAAGTTGGTGTAACCGTATTAGTTGGTGTTATAGTTGGCGTAACAGTATTGGTTGGAGTAACAGTATTGGTAGGAGTAACAGTATTGGTCGGTGTAACCGTATTGGTTGGTGTTACTGTTGGTGTTACTGTTGGTGTGACTGTTTTTGTCGGAGTCACTGTTGGTGTTACGGTATTAGTTGGTGTTACGGTATTTGTAGGCGTAGGTGTAGGTGTTGGACAAACTTGTGAACAAGCGTCGGTATATGATGTAACTAACCCCCTATGTGGTAAATTAGGATTAAAACATACAACATCATTAATACTACCGCCACTTACAAAAGTACCACAACAATCAGTATATGAACAAAGTATATTATCAACAGTACCTGAAACACAACAAGGATAAGCTGTTAAACAATCATTACAATTGGACCAAGAACCAGGTGTAGTAACACTTACTGTTGTTTGACCTGTCTGAACGTAAATTGTTGAGCCAGTCACTCCCGTAATATAGGATGCACATCCAACGAAAGCAAATGTTTGAGGGCTCGTTGTGGCTGTAGCCACAGAAAATCTCCATATTTCACCAACGGTTAATGGTCCATATGTATTTTCAAAAGCAAAATCACCTCTTCTAATACTAAAGGTACTACCATCACAACAAGCTGAAAAAGTATAATAGCATCCATTTGGATTTGCGGCATCACATACTGGACAAGTGCTATATTGTTCACTTGAAAATGATTGTTCTGAAGGGTCTAAAGAACTAGTGGTGGTATAGTAATAACAACTGCCATCACCAGTATAAATTACAGTACTTACGTTTGCTACCCAAGTACCTGCGGTATCAATTTCAAATGTTCTATAAATTGGAGCACCAGACCCCAAAGGGTTACAACATTGATAAAAATACCTATTAACTAGTGCCATATTACATTATAAATAATCAAAAGTTTGTTTTTTATGATTCTTTTCTTAAAGAACCGTCGTAAAAATCAAATCGGTCATGTTCGGTTGGTGTTAATAACAACAATCCTGGGTTTATGTTACCTTTTTTAGTTTCCTGATAAATAAAACTCATCCAAGTTTGTTCAAAGGGTCTTGCCCATTTTGTTTCTAAAAACATTTTTTTATTACCATATTTTGTAACCACTTGTGGCCAATTACAATAATAAACATCACCCAAAGCATACGGTATATTTTTATACGAAAGTATTTTTTTAAAATTAGTTCTTGGTGCATTTGGGTCTAATCCCATCACAGGTAAATTTGGTTTGTTTGGCCAAAATTCTTCTCTAACATGTTGAGGTACGTTATACCATGACCATTGAGTTCCGTTATCACCATAAAACTCAGTGTAATTCATCTTTAAGAAATCAATGTCTTCTTTTTTAGTAATCTCTAATGAATTAATATACAAATTATTTACAGTTCTATTGAATCCGTTTTTACAAACTTCACCTTTCTTTGGATAAAAGAACATATCATCCTCAAAGAAGAAATAAAAATCAAAATTGTTTTCGTCGGCATGTTCGGCAATAAATTGTCTACCCCCACAGATACCTAAATTATCTTTTTTAATATGTTCAAAACCATATTCTTTACAAAGTTCCAAGTATTTCTCGGTAGTTGACAAATCTGATGAGTTATCCAATAAAAACTTTTTAGGTTTATCCAAAAAGTCCGTATCATAATCAATCATGGATGTTATTAAAGTCTCAAATTGTTTTGGACTATTAAATGTAATAACGTATAATGCGGTGTTAGTTAATTCTAACTTTAAATTATTGTTAACGGGTGATTTAGTTTTAACATCAACAGTATCATTTTTTAAATCCTCACAAAACTTACTAATAAGACCGTTATAATCTATTTCAGCATATTCAATTAAATCAGGGTGTCTATAGAGTAAAATACTAAATAAAGATTCTTCGGTACCCATATAACCATCATTAATGGTTGTGTGTAGTAAATCGTAATACAAACCATTTATATCACCAATGGCATCTTTTCTACCACCAAACAATCCACCTCTACAAACTAACTTAACATCATTTTTAGCATATTCGTTAATTTTAGGATAACTAAATCCATGAATTTCAGAATTTGTGTCATAAGGAAATGCAATAAAACCAAATTTGTTAAATAATTTAGGTAGTTTATCTTGTATTTTATCGTGAGTAAAATAACCAAGATGAACAGTGTTAGTTAGTCCAGCATCAATCCAAAAAAGATGTGTTGAGTTAAATTTATCCATTATTTTGGCGTCATTTAACAAAAATACTTTAGACATAACCAATGGGTTATACATTTCTAAAGAACCTTGAGTGGACTCCTTTAACCATCCTGATTGATTATACCAATCAGGATTATTTCTGATTTCTTGTATTTTATCGTATGGAACAGTATTTTTAAACCATTCAGTATCTCTAGCGATGAACTGAGTATTATTACCATTTCTTCTACTCTCAACAAACTCTCGTATTTCTTCTTCACCAAAAATAATAAGATTAGTTTCAACCTTCAATAATTCTTCTAATTTTTGAAGGTAGTGGTCAAACGACCTTGACCACCCTTGATTTAACTGGTCTCTCTTAATGTTCCAAAGTCCTGTAACTAAAGTTATTGACATAATTATTTTTTGATTTTACAAACCCATGCAATATTGTTGAAGGTTTCTTTATTATATGTGAAGAGATTGTTTTTATCACATGCTTCTTGAATATCATTATCAGATATTTCGTGCCAATTCCAAATTTTCATGTACACATTATTTTTAAAGGTTTCACTGTCTTCTGAGTAATCGTGAGCCATAATAAAATCACCAATTTTCATGTAATTAGATAATAGTTTAAATTCGTGTATTTTACTACCACCATCACAAAGTATTAATGTAACCCCACCTTCATTAATAAAATCAATAACCTCTTGTTTTACCTCGGTATAATTATCATTAAATACGTTTTCAATTCTAACATCAATACCATCTTTAATCATATCATCATACCATTCTTTGTAGTAAATGTCATAAGATAAAATGTGACAAGGTATATTTAATCTTTTTGCTGCGTAATCTAAAAACGATGTAAACCCACCCAATGATGTACCAATTTCTAATATTCTTGATGGTTTAATTTCATTTAAAAAATGATAAAATACCTCAAACGCATTTGGGTTTTGTTGGGCACCCCAACCATTGTAAGTTGATATGCTGTCATTATGTTCTAAACTTGATTTTTTAAAAACTTTATCTTCGTATTCCATATTATAATTCTACTATTTTTTTCAATAAATTATACTCTTTAAAGTATTTTTCTTTGATTTTTTTTAACCCGTTAATTTTTTGTTGATAGATTTCATCAGCATTTTTTTCAATGTAATCTAATAGTTTATTTATTTGGTCAACATTATTAATATCTTCAATCAAAATATATCCATCTTCAGGATAAATGTTTTTGATATTTTTACATCCAAAATAAATTGGTATTGTATCTGTTAAAATACAGTCATAAAATTTTTCACTTACCCAATTATCTTGATATTCATTTTCTATTGATATATTAAATTTATAGTCAACTAAAGCGTCATGTCTTTTTGGACTACTATTACCACCATTAAACACATCAACAAATTTTAAATTTTCAATCATTGAGGCAATTTTAGTTCTTTGTGGATATAAACATGTTCCACCATAATCCAATTCTGTTTTAGTTACAGATGATGAAATGTTTTTAGTTTTAATAAAATTTGTTGAGATTAGATTTTCGTAGTTCCAAAACGATAGTGGGTCCATCCACGGCCCTCTTCCACCATAAAAAGTATGTGCTAATGTTTCAATACAATTACCGATATATAAATCATTTTTAAATCCAAAAACAATTGTACCATCATTAAAATGTTTTTGGTGAGAACCATTCCAACTTGGTTCATGCGGAAATACGTATGATTTTTTACCTTCTTTGATATCTGAACAAATATGATTTAAAAATACTATTATATCATATGTGTCATCATAAACAAATTGAATATTGGTTAAATCAATTTCAGGTGTTTTAAATTGTTTTAAAAGTCGTTCAGTAATATTTTCAGAAGTGTCCCAATTACCTAATACTTTAATTTTCTTCATAAACAATTTTTTCAGTTACACCATTTTCAAGATTACGATTCAAATTGTTACTCTCAGTCAATGGTTTTATATATTGATAATTTTTATCAATAAATTCATTTAATTTATCTTTATGAACACAAAGATGGTCAGATGGATAATGATAATCTAAAAAATAAATGTAATAATCAAGATTTCTTAATTGTTCAAACAATTCAACCACACCGTAATTAAATCTTCTAAGCTGGTGGTCTTCCATTTCAATGATAATTGTTGGTTTAGAAGTTTCAATTGTATTAACAGCACCTTCTAATACATATTTTTCATACCCTTGAACATCAATTTTAATAAAATCAACTTTTGGTATTTGAAGTGAGTCTAATGTTTTTACTTCAATAGTTTCACCACCAACACCAACACTTAAATCACCCATGTGAATACTTGGATGATTATAATCGATAGGTGACATTTCTTTATTTTCATTTTTATCACCAATACCACAATTATATAGGTGAATGTTAGAAATGTTATTTTCATCAATACTCATTTTTTGAACTTCATAGATATATTTTTGAGGTTCAAAACTATAAACAATACTACAAAATGGTGAACTTTTAATTGAGTGCCATCCATAGTTACTACCAATATCAACAAATACTGAGTCCGATTTAAAATTTCGTTTTAATATTTGGGTGATGTGGGGTTCCCATGATTTACTACTATGGATACTAACACCACTCCAATCATTAGGTAATGTGTTAATTGTGAAATTATCTGTTTCTACTTTTAAAGTTATCATATTATTATTCTTTATTTCCATTAAATATAAACCCAAAATCGTGTTCTAAATCACCATGATTTAAATCAAACATATTATTATACCCCGCATACCTTGCTGATATACCCATTTCAAAACCATCACCCCAACTACCATTACCACCATTTTGGTTTTGCATTATTTCGTTTAATTCTTCCCATTTATTTGCAAACTTTTTAAGTTTTTCTTTATTATATTTGAAAATTAAAAAGTGTTCACTAGGTAAACAAGATTCCATTAAATCGTCATCGGTATCCCAAGTTAAAACATCATATGATTTAATTTTATGACTAAATAAACAATTACCAGTATTATTATATTGTATGACTTCGTTTTTTAACACACAATTAAGTCTAGTCGCAATCCAGTCATATGTATTCATTAGAGAATGTATCCTATCTTCAGAAACTTGATTCCAAAATTGATTTTTGATATCACCATCAATATAAAAAACAACATCATATCCTTCAGGTAAATCTTTAAAAGCCAAATATTTTATATTGTAATTAAACTCAGCACCTCCCCTATATAAAAAAATTGAACTGTCGGGAACATTGTTTCTTATAATAAAACGGTTGTTTTTTACGTCATCAAAATATTCAACATTATTAGTTGTTAATAAAATATCGTGATTGCTATTTGTTAGTAACTCGTTAATTAATTTTTTGGACGCATTTAAATAAAAATCATTTCCTGTTGATATTGATAAAATTGTAAATAGGATTTTCACGATAAAAGTATTCTATTAAATTTTTCCATTATTATCTCAGGACTAAATTGTTTATAAGGTGTATCATAGTCTGAGTATTTTATATAATTAGGTAAATTCTCAAAAATGTCTAAAACATCTTCGTAACCTTTATATATAATAGCACGTTCTTTTAATATTTCTAAATGATTATTTTCACCTGAAAGTCCATACGTAATAATAGGTTTATTTGATAAAGCAAATTCAGAAACTGCCAATCCAAAAGTTTCACCACCACTTCTAGCATGTATCATAGCATCACAAGCATCAACAAATGATGATTTTTCTTCCAAATCATAATTACCAGGAAAGAATTTAACTTGTGGGTGTTCAACAAATGGTGTGAAATTCATAAAAATAAAATATATGTCATTACGTTTTGCAACAACATCACGTATAGCATTTTTAACCGATTCTATATTAAACTCGGTTGACCCTCCGTACCCACCAAATACTGTTACATTTTGTGGTATTCCATGTTTTTCTCTAAAATTATATTTAGATTTTGGTAATTTTTCACAAATATGTGGTAGTGAATGTGTTTCAGGGTCATATCCCTGGTCTTTAGCTAACCAATCTGAAACATAAAAATATCTATGTCCATGTGGTTCATTAAATCTAAAAACAGAATGAACTAAAGTTGGAATTTTACTTAAACAATAACCATCATTATTACCCATTTTAATTAAGTATAAATAATCAAAATTATTATCAATTAAGTATTGTTCATAATTCCACCAATCCATAATAACAACTTCAAACCTTTCTTTGAACTTGTCATATGCGGACATGTCTCTATTAGGGAATGTAAAAATAACACTTTTATTCCCTAAAATTTCCTCATTATATTTTGCATATTGGTATAGAGCAACTTCAGTACCTCTAATACTAAGTTGATTTGTATGAAACGCAATTTTTTTCATTATAAATTACCAGTTATCCTTTCACACCATCCTTTAGATTCTGAGTGAGGCCAAACAACCCAATATTTTGGTTTGTGAGCAGTTTGGAATTCTCTCCATACTTTACAGTATCCATCAGGGTCATTCATCATACGAGTAATTTCAGCCTTATCGGCATCTTTTCTATAAATTGTTTCATCTTGTTCGTTATGAAAGGCAACAACCCAAAAATCATAATCTTTTTCAGGTACTGATGAAAATCCAACATCAATACAATGTTTAAATATACTAGCAAAACTTTCCAACCATTTTTCTTCACTTTCAAATTCTTGTGGATTTGGTGGATAATGTTTATCTAAAGTATATTGTTGTACCGCCCTTTTTGCAAATATAAGACCAGCATATTTTTCATAATCTCTTAATGTTCTAACGGTTCCAAATCCATAAGGTCCGTCATGTCCTTCTTGAACTTCTCCGTCCATACCAAATAATTTTCGGTTTAATAAATGAGCTTGGTTATTTCTTCTAACCCATTCTTTATCATCATCCCATTGTTTGGTTCTACCCTTACGAGTATATTCGTGCCAAATCAATACTTTGTGTGGATGGAACAAGTCGTAACCACAGGTATACGCTCTTGCTGAAATTGAAATCTCTTCACCATGAAAATAATAGTGTGGGTTATGTTGGACTTCTTTTGAGAATTGTCCTAACGTGAAACAATAGTGTGCTGAGTAAAATCTTGCAGGTATTGGTTCGGTCATTTCTCTCCAATTTGGAATTGTTTCAGGTAAGAAGAATACTGCCCCTTCAGGAATAAATCTATCAAAAGCCATTCTCCAAGGCTCTTGTACTCTGCCTGCTGGGTCGTTATCAGGGTCAAATGATGACACATATCCTGTTAATAATGGTTTCTTGTGTCCTTTCTTTTGAAGTTGTTTAACCATATTAATCATCTCTTCATCCCAATTTGGTGCAAACCTCATATGTGAATCAATTTGAAGTGTGTATGCCTCATCTTTATATAATTGTTGAACCAAGTGTCTTGCCCAACAAACACCTTCGGCTTCTTGATATGGAATATTTAAAATTCTGAATCTATTATCATTTTCATATTCAGATAAATCATCAAATTTATCATCAGGGTTGAATTGTCTTGCAACACCAATAACTAAGTTTTTAGGGTTTTTAGCATTCTCCAACATGTTCTTAATTGTTGGAACCAATTGTGGGTCACGATATGACGCAATCTGTACAAAAATTTTTGAGTTTTTTTTTGGTTTCATTATAATAATTCCGTTTATACATGAATATAAGATTTTGTATAATGAAGTGAATATAAAGAAATATTTGTCTTTTATATTTATATGGAAATATTTATAGTTAATGAAATTACTTAAAACAATAGAAAAATTAATCAAGGAATCTGAGGAGGCTTATAATCAAGCACTGGAATCTGTTGTTGATGAAAAAGAATTGGACCGTCTTGAAAAGAATTATAAAGACAGTTTAAAATTGATGAAAACCTTTTATCAGATTAACAAAAAGAAGTAATCTTAAATCATTCCCATTGGTGGATTTGGGTCTGTCCACTCAGGTGTTGCCAAAATATCTAACATTTCATTGTAAGTATAAGGTCCTTCACTTGTTGTTAAACTTTGAACACATGGTGGTGTTGTACCGTTCCATTTAACAAATGTTTTTGTTAAATCAACTGATTTTCTAACAGTATCTTCTGAAGTTTCTAAAACCTCATTAAAGTTAATCTTATTCAACTCTGAAACATTGAATATCATAAATTCTCTATTTACGTATGGGTCTGACATAATGATAAATAGTTTTATAATCCAAATCTTCCTTTTTGGGCATTAAAGTTTTGAGTGATTTCAGTTGCAGATAACGTTCTATTGTAAATTTGTGCTATTGGTATATCACCTTTAAATTGTAAATCACCAGGACCACTTCTTACACCTATTCTAACTGGATTACTACCAGCTGAACAAGTTCCAGCGGTTCCTTTTGTTGTTGTCCCAATATTTGAACCATTTAAATAACATATTTCAATTGCACCATTAAGAGTCCAAGCAACGTAATACCATGTATTTGCAATCCAGTCACCTAAAGGATTATAAACAAAAATACCTTCATCATACGAACCATCACAAACATTTCCTCTAGCAGTATAGGTATGTATTCCCCCATTAGGATATATTCCTAATTCATATTCCCAATATAATTTTCCAATTAAACACTGTCTTTCGGTTAATCCGTTTTGAGGTATTCTAAACCAAACGCAAAGGGTTATATTAGACGACATTTGTAAAGATGATGAACTTGTTGTTGATATATAATCATCAACACCATCAAAAGTTATTGTACCACCACCATTTAAACTCCATGTAGGTCCATTAATTAAACTTCCATTATTACTACTAGTTGATGTATCATTCCATGTTGTTCCATTCTGTGGGTAAGAAGGTATAAAACCAGCATCATAATTAAAAACTAAACCATTTGTTGTAATACCTTCATAATCTCTCTGAACAACCATTTTATCTGATTGTCCATTAAAGTAATTAAAACATTCATTTACTGTTGTGTAAGACGCTCCAGCAATTTGATTTGTTAATGTAATAAGTTGAGCGTTACTTGTTACCGTATATATTGATGGTCCACCTGTTGCTTTATTAAGATAAATTGTATACCCTCCTGATGGTGGAGTTATTCCATTATAAAAACCTGTGCTTGATGTTGGTCCTTTTGAAACATCACCAGTACCAATCCAAAAGTTTCCTTTTTTCAATGATAGTGTTTCAGCACTTGTGTTATATTTGATTGCGTTTGGCATTATACGGTAAATTAACAATTATCACATTTATCACAATCCCAATCAGGATTATTTATTATCCAATTTTCTGCATCTTGTAATGTGTAAAATTTTGCAACAGCATATGCACCACAAAGTACCCAATATATCGTAATACCCTCACTGTTTGTTATTATATCTAATTTATATTTCATAATCCAAATGTTGATTTTTGAGCGTTATAATTTTGTAAAACATCTGCAGCACTTAGTGGTTTATTATAAATACGAATTACCGATATATATCCAGGAAAATTTCTATCACCACAACACCCTTCATACCCTATTTGTAGATAATTACCTGTAGATGCGGTACCTTGTGTTGTATGAGTAGCAACTAAGCTACCATTTATATATTGTTTTAATGTTGATGTACTGTATTCCCATACCGAAGTTAAATTAACCCATACCTGTCTTGTTAAAGCAATGTTTGGTTCAAAATAACCTTCAGGAGAATGATTATACCAATAATTACTTAAATTGTTATTATCCAAATTCCAACTTTGATATATTGACATACCAGCTAATAATATTATACATCCTCTATCAGCACTAGTTAAATTTGTTGAATTTGCATATACCCAAGATTCTAAAGTTGCGTCTGTTGAAGGCATTTTTCCATTAATATTGCTTCCAAAACCTTGTCCACGTGAATCGTCAGTTTTAAAACATTTAACATTATTCACAGTTGAAAATGTTGGATTGTTGCCGTTCATGTTTAAACTTGATTTTGGACCTACGCCACTTATATCGTACCATACTCCACCTGAGCCAGGATAACTTTGATTGATATTTGCATCAAAGTAAACAACAAGACCATCTAATACAATATATGGAAATGTTGTTGGGTAATCTTGTGTTGTTAAAAATTTATCGGACTGTTCTGCATAATAGTCAAAACATTGTTGAGCAGTAGTATAAGATGCCGATGCGATTGAATTTGTTAACCCAACTAATTGGTCATCATTTGATACAGTATATATTGATGGTCCGCCACTTGCTTTATTAATGTAAATTGTGTATCCTCCTGATGGTGGTGTAATTCCATTATAAAATCCTGTTATAGATGTTGGACCTTTACTAATTGAATTATTTCCAATGTAAAAATTACCCTTTTTAATTGCCTGTGTTTCAGCACTTGTGTTATATTTGATTGGGTTTGACATTTAAGATAAATACCCATCAAATAACATTTGTGTGATTTCTTCCGTCATTCCAATAACTTACATCACCATACCAAACAAATATTTCTTCATTTGGTTGTATGTCTCTATTGGCAATAAATTTGAATGTTTTATTTTCAGCATTTGAAACCCAATAAGCATTGGCATTTTCACTGTGATTGTATAGCCCACCATACCCAAATGCAAATACTTGTTCTTCCCATTCAACACCTTGTGGCCAATTGAATCTATAATCAATTAATAATGATGATGATTCACCTTTATTAATCGGTAAGGTAATTACAGGACATTCTTCAAAAATTTCACCTTCTTTAATCAATTCTTTTGCAAACACACCCCATCCATGAACAGGACTTTGGTCTATGTATATTTTTGAATTATAAATCATAAATTAAAATATTCTTTTAACCCATCTTCTAAAGACCATTGTGATTTCCAATTTGTCATCCATTTTTTTGTATCACTACAAGTAAAAAATTGATATCCTTTTGGTATCAAATTTTCATCATGGTATTGGTAAGGTATATTCATAATTTTCATAACATCTTCAAACATCCTTGCAGTTCCTGAACCAACCTCATAATACTTTCCACTTAAAGTTTTATAATTTTCAAAGGCGTGAATATTTGCCGAAATAACATCTTTAACATAAACAAAATCTCTCTTTGGTTTCTTTGGAAATAATTTTATTTCTTCATTGTTATTATGTTTTTTATTCATCTGAAATGCAACTGAAGCCATTTTTCCTTTATTATGTTCTCCTGGTCCGTATACATTGAAATATCGTAATCCAATACCTCCACCATTAGTAACATAATCTTCAGCAACATATTTACTCCAACCATATAAATTAGATGGGTGTTCATTATTAGTTCCGTAGTTTGCTGCGGATGACGAATAAATCATTGGGACTTTTTTTGATTTACATAAATCCATTAAATGTTTAGTAAATTCATAGTTTACCAACATCATATAATTTACATTTGTTTCCAATGTGTCAGAACAAGCTCCGACATGGAAAACCCCTGAAATGTTTAACCAAAAATATTTTGACACTTCGTCTTTCCATGATATATTCTTGAATATATCTTCGTTAATCTCAATGATTTCGTATTTACCTTCAAGTTCTTTTTTGAGGTTTGAACCAATAAAACCTTTAGTACCTGTTATTATAATTTTTTCCATAATTATTTATATGCTATTGACACACCATTCTCTCTATGAGTTTTATAACCTTTTTCAATTAGATAGTTATTAATCAACTCTCTTTCGTCAGGTGTTGAATTGTTGTATTCATAAATAATGATGTCAAGGTGAGATAATTGGTTGTCGGATAAAGACATTATTAATTCATAATCAATACCTTCAACATCTGTGTGTATCCAATTAACATCTTCAGTAATTAAATCAGAAAATTTAATTGATGTTCTTTCAGTTTCAGTTATTGGTTCTTTTTCCCAATAATCAATCACACGCTTTACAACGGTATTGGTATATCCCTTACCACCTTCATAAAATATCACATTTCCACCATCTTTTGTAACTAATTCATTAACAAATTTAAGATTATCATAATCACTATAGTTTTTAACTAATGATGAAAATTGTTTTTGACTAGCCTCCACCAAAATAATATCAGACAGTTTATCAATTGCAACAGGAACCCATTCACCAAATTCACCATTGTGTGTTCCAATAACAACACCTTTATTATTTTTGTTTTTTAAACAGTAATTCCATAATTTTTTATAAATGAACGTACCATTCATTAATACATTCCATTTTTTAACATAAACTAAATTATTTAGTTTGTCAAAGACAATTACATCAACAATTTCATTATCAGGAAACGCCGCCCAAGAGTTACTATTTAGTTCAGTATCCCATAATTTATTCCCATTTACTGAACGAACAAAATTAAATTTTAACGGTAACTGCTCTTCTCCAAAAACCTCACTTAAATTGAAAGTGTTGATTTTAATCCCTTGTTCATATTTTATTTTGATTAAATCACTCATAAACTATCTATAGTTGTAATAAACTTGGTTCATCATAATGTTATTAAACTCCCCTGTATAATCAACTTCGTAGCCATTATAGTTAAATTTAATACTATGTATTGACTGTGAATCAACAGGAAACTCATTTATTTCCCATTTTTTAGGGTTAATAGTATAGGTTACATTATTAATTATTACATCAATTTCACCCATATTTTCAAAAGAATGAAACACAATTCTAAGGTTACTTGTTAATTTTTCACATCGGGTCTTTTCATTTTCACCAACCCATATATCAATTTCTTCATTTTTAGAAATAAACATTTTAAAATCTTCAAATGGTGAATAATTAAAAAAATCAAAATCACCCCAATAATAAACTTTGTCTTTTACTGGATGTCCTGATGTTGGGATGTTAAATTTATTTTTCCATTTTAGCACCTCCCCCTCAGCCATACCATTTGTTCTCAAATATTCATTTAAGGTAACTTCCTTTTCAACTTTAATCATTAGTTCTCGGTCAAAAGCCATAAAATGTAATGTTGTCTCCCAAAGTACATCAGGGTGATGAGGGTCTCTCCTTGGGTGTATGATGTTAATATCGTTTGATAAAAACTCAGCCTCAATAACATCATCAATTTCCAAATCATATATTATATGATAAAACCTTTCGTAGTCGAATGTTAATGCAATTTGCGATAATTTTTTAACTTGATGTAAAGCTGCCCATCCATAATCTGCTAATCCTCTTTGAAGTGTTGTTATTCTACCGTCTGATATTGGCATTTCATACCAATGTGTATACATTCTAATTGGCCATTTAAGTAACTCGTTGTCTTTAGTGTAGAAAAAGTAATCACATAAATCCACAATTTTTTGAGGTACGGGAATAGGACTTATCGCAATAACATCGATACCTAAACTTTTAATCTTAATTACATTTTCTTCAAGAATTTTTATTTTTTCATCAGTATCACAAAATGTACTAATTAACGCAATTTTTTTCATATCATAAAATCAAATCTATATTCTTTTTTAACACCTAATGTTTCTTCAACACTTTTTTTTGTAATAATAATACAATTTTTATAATATGTAATTGATTCAATATCTAAATGATTTTTAATCTTACTAAAATCTGAATTTATTTTATGTGGTGTAGTTGCAAAATAATCCATAATACTATAATTCCCAATTTCATATCCATAGATACTTTCTTTTGGGTTCCAATAGTTACATTCAATATCCTCTATGATATAGATACTACCGTTTTTTAACATATTTTTAAATAAAAAGTTAAAAGTATCTATTTGGTGTTGTGGGTGGTGACTCCCATCATCAATAATAACGTCACACTCACCTATTTTTTCAACCATAAGTTTTAAATCATCAATTTTACTTTGGTCACCCGAATACATTACACCTCTTTCTTGGTTTCGTTGTTCAGAAATATCCATAGCAAATATTTGACCATTTTTAAAATACTCAATCCACATATTAAATGATGCCGCCTCAGAGCCACTTCCAATCTCAAAAAGTTTAATGTTTTTATTTCTTAACGGTTCTAAAAATTTTTCATAAACTTTATCGTACTTATGTTCTAAAACTTTATCAGTATTATATTTTAAACCAAGACCATACATATCACTATTGTTTTGGTTATTTAAAACAATCTCAATAACATCATCAATCACTTTTTTGTAGTCACTATATGGTCTTGCACAATTAACATCTATGTAATACCCATTTTTAAGTTTTTCTAAATCGTAGACACCATATTTTTTTTGATTTTCAATTTCACCATCCCAAACTAAATCAACAGGAAAATTATGTCTCTCAATTCTTCTTGGTGTTAAAAAATTACTATAGTGACCTCTTTTTAATTTTATTATTTCGATACCGTGGTTATTATTATTTACACAGTCCGAAAAATAAAATTCATCAATTAACCACATAATTTTATACCCCTCTTTGTAGTTTGAATGTCTATTCATAAATTCATCAAATGTACAATCGGAATTTAATATTTTTGTAAACGTTTTTCCTTTACCAACGTTATACACGTATCCATACATTTCTTGTTTAAATGGTAATGGTTCGTCTTGAAATAACTTTTGAGATTCGGGTCTTGATAAGTCGTAAGCATCACTTGACATTATCACCAACGAATCTTCTGAATAATGTTTTAATTGTTCAATAAAATAATTTTTATTAATCATTAACATATCTAAATCCCCACAAATACAAACCTCATCAGGAAAATATTTTGTACCATACATTCTTACTGTACAAGCCTGAATCGCGGTATGAATACCCTCAACACTTTTAACCTTTTTAACAAGTCCATTACCATCATCATAAAAATCACTATCCTCACTATCAATTTTAAATAGAACTGGTTCCCATCCAAACAACTCTTTAACCATCCTTGCTTGTACGGGCCAAAAGTCTAAGAAATATGAATCATCACTAGCAAATATTATTTTTTTAATTTCCATAAAATTTATTTATAAATCCATTTATATCATCTGACCACATACTCATAGCGTTGTCTTTAATTTTTTGTTCATCCCACTCCCACCAAGCAATTGATAACAATTTTTCAATCTGTTCATCATCAAATCTATATTTAACAATTTTTCCAGGATTACCAGCAACAATCGCATATGGTGGTACGTCTTTAGTAACTACAGAGCCAGCGGCAACAATCGCCCCATCACCAATTTTAACACCTGACATTATAGTTGCATTAGCTCCAATCCAAACGTCATTTTCAATTATAATATCACCCTTACAAGATGGGTGTCCCATATCCATATGCATCTGAGCAATCTCGTGAGTCACAGGACCCCATAATTGAGATGATGTTGTTACCCAATCGGGTTTATGATTTGCGTGAAGAAAGAAATTACAATCTCTACCTATTGAATTGTATTTACCAATCCTAACGTGGTATTGGTCACTCCAAGAAATTATGTTTACGTGTCGGTCAAAATAGGTCCCCCTATCTGCGTGCCAAAGATGTATGTTTTCTATACTCATATATTTAAAGGTTCTTTATGTCTAAAACTACTCAACTTAAAAATTTTTTTTTCTTCTTCAGTAGTTAATAAGAATTTATCTCTAATCTCATCATTTTCAATAACTAATATGTGACTAATATCATTGAAATTACCCAAATTAATCATCCTCCAATGACCTAAAAGTGTCTCAGGGATTTGTATAACTTTTTCGTGATTAATAATAATGCTATGTCTAACACCATTTTCATTCTTTGTATTCCAAACAACAAACCCTATGGTATCTTCTAATCTATCATAAAATGGTACCGCCCAAGGAATAAATTTCACACTGACTTGACCATCAACTATTCCGAAATTATTCCCATTTTTTTCTAAAACATTTCTATCTTTTCTAAAAACTTTACCACCCTCTTCTAATATTTTTTGAAGCATTAATTCAGGAGATTTACTTGAGGCCCTTCTAATCATTTCTTTAATTTTATCTTCATCCAAATTAACCATAAATCTATCCAATTTAGGAATAAAATATGATTGGAAACTTCCTAATAAAATTTCATCAATATTTTTATCATTGTTGTCGATATAAATAACTGAATCATGTTCATCTAATAATTTTGAATTTTCATCAAACTCAGAATCATTTTTTATTTCACAATCATATTCAATGTGGTGAACTTTATTATACCCCATATTCTTTGATAGAGAAAACCCTAATATCATCATTCTCCAAATTGCTAAATGAGTATTTTTTTTACTTAAGAATGATGATTGAATTCTTCTATCATTATTTGGGTTAAACCAAGGTTGGTTTAACAAATCCCAATCAATTAGAATTTCATTTTTACTGTCGTAAAAACAATAGTTAACTTTTTTCTGAATGTCAGTTGGTATCACAGTATGACTGACAATCATAGTATCATACTTTTCTTTAAAGTTGTACAATGAATTAACCAAACCCCTCAACACGTTTTCACGATAATCGTCAGGACAATATGCTGTTATTAAAATTAAGTCTTTCATTATTTAATATTCTTTGTTGGGACGCCTCCATACACACCAGGTGATTCAATGTGTTTAACAACCGCACTATTCATACCAATTGTAACCAAACTATGTATTGATATTTTTTCTCGGATTGAGGAATTATTACCCATATAAACAAGGTCGTGTATTTTTACATTCCCTGATACAATAGCCCCAGGCATCGCACTAAAGTAATCACCAATTTCACAATCGTGACCAATATGATTACCTCTATTTAAAATAGCGTGTTTACCTATTTTTATATTTGTGGTTAGTATTGAATACGCACCAACAAAACTACCTTCACCAATTTCAATGTTGTCATCCATAATTAACACTGTTGGATGAACCCAATTAAAATATTTAGTCTCTTTGGGTAGTCTTTGAATAATGTCAAATCGGTCTCTCGAATCAGCAACCGCAACCATTAGAACATATTCTTTAGGGTCAAACTCTGATAATGGTCTTGTTCCTTCTACAACATATTTGTCATCAACAAAACAAGTTAATTCTATTCCCATTTGAGCCATTACTTCTTTAGCGTGGCCACCATACCCAACTAAAGCCTTTTTCATTGTTTGTAAACATCAAATTTAGATAAGTCAGGATAAGGTAACTCTAAATCTTGATTATGTTTTTTTGAACCGTCAAGATTATAAAACTGATTCATCAACAACATTCCTCTAGCAGCCAACTCAGGCATCATATAAAAATTCCAACCCAACATATCAAGATTATCATCATGATAAGAACACTCTCGTCTACCACTATATCTAGCTCTTTTAAACCAATGATAAGCGTCCAAACTATCTGTTAAAATTGCACCGCCTTTACTCAATTTAAAATGTTTGTATGGCCCCGTAAATGAAATACACATATGACTACCTGGTATATACATGTCAGCGGTAAATGATAATGCCGAGTCCCAAACATTTGAACCTAATAGTTGGTAAGCACCTTTTATTGTTCTACCTTCAACAGGTATAAAGTCAACTTTTAAACCGGCGTGAATAATTTCACAAGGAACAGAAGGATATGTTCTTGATGGTATACCAATTTTTTCATCTTTTATTCTTTTGGTAATATTTTTTTCATAGTACAACGCCAAAAATAAAGCATTACTCATGTTATCTAATGTTACAACATACGGAGCTCCCGTATATCTCGCAAGTTCTTTTTCAAAATCATCAGTTATTTTATAAACACCGTTTGCCATAATATTGAAATATTAGTCATTTATCTTATATTATCAATATGATAAAACCAAAAATTTATGTTCATGGTTCTTACGTTGGGAACACAGGATATAACAATCACACAAGGGATTTTTTTAGAGAGATATCTAAACACGCTCAAGTTAAAGTACGAAATTTTACAGTTGGAGATTCTTGGTCAGGTAATAGTTTAACACCACATGATAATGAACCTTATCTGAATGATACCGATAAATCAATTTTATATAAACAAAGATTATGGGTTGGTGATGGTGTAATGGAAGATTTTACAATCTATCCATCCGAAAAAAAAGATTTTTTTCCCGATTTTAACATAGTTTTAAATGAAACAAATCATCATTTATTTTATGAAAATTATTTGGGACCAAAAATTGCTTATAATGTTTGGGAATCAACATTACAACCTGAAACTTTTTTTAATAAATTAAAAGAGTTTGATGAATTGTGGGTACCCTCAAAATGGCAAAAAGAATGTACAGTTGCCCAAGGATATGACTCCGATAAAATTAAAGTTGTTCCTGAAGGTGTTGATGTTGACACTTTTTATCCTGAAAAAGTAGAATTACTTGATGAATACACTGATGGTAGATTTAAGTTTTTATTGATGGGTCGTTGGGATTATCGCAAATCAACAAAAGAAATAATTGAGACCTTCTTAAAAACATTTTCTGCCGATGAACCAGTTGATTTAGTTGTATCAATTGATAATATGTGGGGCGAACAAATGGATGGATACAAAACAACTGAGGAACGATTAAACGCTTATGGTTTTATTGACCCAAGAATTAAGATAATTCATTTTCCTTCTCGTGAAGATTATGTTAAATATTTAAAAACAGGTCATGTTTTTGTATCGTGTGCCAGGTCGGAAGGTTGGAATTTACCATTAATTGAAGCAATGGCTTGTGGTACCCCTTCAATATACTCTAATTGTTGTGCTCAACTTGAATTTGCCGAAGGAAAAGGTTTTCCTGTAAATATTGTTGGTGAAAAAGCCGCAAATCTTAATGACTACGGTAGATACGTTATGAGTGAATTACCAGGAAATTATTATGAACCTGATTTTAATCACCTATCCAAAGTTATGAGATATGTTTATGAAAATTATGATTTATGTAAAGAAAAATCTTTTAAAGAATCAATTGACTTAAGAAATAATTTTAGTTGGGAACAAATTGGTAAAATTGGTTATGATACAATTACTGATTTTTATAATAAAATAAATACACCTGAATTTAATGAAAATAAAATACCAAATAAAATTAAAGTATCTTATTTTGAAGGACCTAAAGTTGAAATAGTTGGTGATGTTTATAAACAATATTCAGTTGAGTTTTTAGATGAATCTGACAATATCGTATATGGTACAAAAATTTCAAATAATATGTGGACATCATGTGGTAGAAAATACTACACAAAATGGAAAATTAGAGTTGATGGTGAAATTATTGATGAGTTTGATTTAACAAATAAACGAGTTTTAATTTCAATGGAATCTAAATCAATTGGTGATACAATTGCATGGGCACCTTATGTTGTTGAATTTTCAAAAAAACATAATTGTAAAGTTATATTTAGTACTTTTCATAATTCTTGGTTTGAGGGTCATGAAAATTATAAGGATATTGAATTTATTAAACCAGGTGAATTAACAAATTGTGATGTCGTATATAGGGTTGGTTGGATGCGTTCAGATAATAATAAATGGGATAAATTTGATTGTTATCCAAACTACCCTAATACCCAAGAATTACAAAAAACCGCATCCGATATTTTAGGATTAGAGTTTAAAGAATTAAATTTAGGCATAAATTTTACACCTAAAAATAAACCTTACATGGGTAATTATGTTATATTAGCACCTGAGTCAACAGCTGGTTGTAAAGAATGGACTTATGATAGTTGGGTGTTATTATCAAAATTGTTAAAAGAAAATGGGTATACACCAATACTTCTAACAAGTAAAAAATATAACATCAAAAATGTTCCAAATGCATATGGTAGGAGTTTAGAAGAAGCAATGAATATTTTATACCACGCAGAATTTATGATTGGATTAAGTTCAGGTCTATCTTGGATAAATTGGGCATTAGGAAAACACACGGTCATGATAAGTGGTTTTACCCCAAAACATCATGAATTTACCACAAATATAACAAGAATACAAAATGAACATTCTTGTAATTCTTGTTGGTCTAACATTAATTTTAAATTTGACCCTGGAAATTGGAATTGGTGTCCAATTTGGGAGGGTACTGACAAACAACACATTTGTCAAAAATCAATTTCACCATTAACAGTATTTAATTTATTACCAATATGAAAAATTTAGAAACCTTTGATTGGGGTTGGATGGACAAATCATCTGAAAGTTATCACATAATGCCCGATGGAACCCATAAAAGTATGGGCGAGTACCATAAAGATTCTATGATTCAAGAAATTTTTATAGATAAATGTTATGAAAGATTTTTTGAAGTAGAAGAAAATGACATTGTATTGGATGTTGGTGCCAGTGTTGGTCCTTTTACATATTCTATCTTACATAAAAAACCAAAACATGTATTTTGTTTTGAACCTAGTGAAAGTGAATTCAAAACACTTGTAAAAAATATTTTAGGTTATCCTGTAACACCTATAAATAAAGGAATTTCAAACGTAAATTCAATAGTGATGAACGACCATTTATTTGGTGGTGAAGAACAAATGGAATCAATTACTTTTCAAAAATTCATTGACTTATGTGGTATTGAAAAAATTGATTTTTTAAAAACTGATTGTGAGGGTGGTGAATTTGATATATTTACATTGGAAAACCTTGATTGGATTAAAAATAATGTTAAAAAAATTACGGGTGAGTGGCACTTACAACTTCAGGGTCATGATTATGTTGCGAAATTTAGAGAATTTAGAGATGTTTATTTAAAACAATTCACCAATTATGAAGTTTACTCTGTTGATAATATTGATATTAAATGGGACTTATGGAATGAACATTTTTTAGAATATTATAGACAAGTCATTATTCACATAGATAATCGTTAAATAATTCTTTTGCTTGCATAATATTGTCCTCAATAGAACAATAAGTCCAAGAACCATACCTACCAATAGAAAATAACCCATTAGGGTTATTTTTTTTGCCCCAATCATTATAAATTTCCTTTGATTCTTTGGTAATGTGAACATACGCTGGGTTCATAACAATCATTTGATGGTCAACCAAAGTATGATTAGTTACAACCCTCACCCCTGTTAAATCCTCCAATACTTTTTCCAACAACATTACCTCATCAACTTCTTGGTTTTTTTCCATTCCAATTTCAACATAAAGACTCATTCTATCAGTATTAAAGATGTTATTATAGAACCCAACTCTATAGAATATCTCGTCACCTGGATAATACACCCAATTTGATTCAATGTCTGTCGGTAGGTCAAACCCCAAATTGAACACAACAACTTTATTTGATGATAGATGGTCAACCTTTTTACCTGTCAATTCCATAAAAGTATCAAACGGCATTGTATTCACCAATTTGTTAAATTTAATATATCCGTTATTTGTTTGGGCAATTTTGTTTTCAAGGTCAATACCAATAATTTTGGTATTTAACAAAACATTTTTCTCATTAACTCGTTTGTACAATGACTTAACAAATTCAATACTCCCACCTGTGGGATAAATGAAGGTATCGTTATAAGATTCGGTTTTGTTATTGTTTCTTAATTCAGACAATAAATCTTCAAACATTGTTGGTTTTGGGAAAAACCTTCCCATGGCATCGTAATCCAATTTGTTTAAATCACAAGCATAAAGTTTCTCATTATATGGTATAATGAATTTATCACATATTGAGTGTCCTAAGTTATTAACTACATAATCTGTAAATGTATTAACCTTCTCATTTCCACGATGATACAAGTCATACAAACACTCAATAAACTCATTTGTGGGTAGTTGGTGTATGTTATTTTGAAATGGGAAATCAATATACCTATCTTTGTAAGATATGTGACTTTTTTTTCTTACCGTTTTGATATCACATTCAATGTTTTCCAACACATAATCTTTAATTTGTTTATTGTTGAAATGAAAAAAATGTCCTGAATAATCCCAAACAAAACCGTTTCTAATTGTTGTCTTACAATACCCCCCAACTTCAGAATCCTTCTCAATAATTAGATAATCATCTGTGCCCAAAAAAGAGGCCAACGAAAGTCCTGTTATACCAGCTCCAATAATCAATATATCAATTTCTTGTTTCATTATTTACCCATTCTATCACGGAAATGTTGTCTATTTTGGAGAAGTCTTTCTTTATGATGTGAAAAAGTTTCATCATCAATAATCTGTAATAGATATTGTAAACCTTCATTATATCTATTAGTCCAAAAACAAGCAACCGAAAGTTCATCATATATGTATTTTCCATAACATTGTTCGTCAACAAATAAGATATACTTTTCTTTAACTTTATTAATGTCAATTGATAATGCTTTTGTTAAATACTTATACCCCAAATCATGTCTACCAATCTTATTACAATATGCTCCTAAATGATATAGTGGTTCCGCCCTATCAGGAAAAATTGAAATGGCTTTTTCCATTTCCTCAACAATTCTCTCAATTTCATAATCAAGTGACATCATACATTTTGAAACTCTCATTTGTGCTTCAAACTTTTCTTCAATCCACCCATCATTAATTTTAAGATACAACTTATTCCATTTTAAACCTTCCTCAATCATATCACAATCCATATAACTTTGGGCGGCGTAAAATATTGAACGCATATTTAACTCATCAGGGTCATCAATCAATGTATCCCAAAATTGTTTTTTTAATTTTTCAGCATCATAAAAATACTTTTTAGGGTCAAACGCTCTTGAACCAATTCCTTCTCCTGAAATATAAAAACCATTACCACTAATATCTTTTGTTGATATGTGAGGTCTTTCCAAACATTTAATTGTTGTATGAGCAACTCCACAAAATTTCCAAGTATTTCTGTTATTAAAGATAATACGAGCCTTCCATTCAGACACACCTCGTTTAACAGATATAAAATATGAATCATATCCTTTATCTTCATTTGTAAACTTAAAATCACCAACTAACAAATCATCAGCGTCTAAATGCATTACATAGTCCGCTTTGTCTTTGGCTCTTGACATCATTAAGGTTTTGTTCTTATCAAAACCAACCCACTCGTCAACATGTAACTCACCTGGTATTCCTTTTTCTTCAAAAAAAGTTTTAACAATTTCACATGTTCTATCTGTTGAACCTGTGTCACACACTACCCAATAATCAATGTATTTGTAAACGGACTCTAATGTATTTTGAATACAGTGTTCTTCATTTTTACACATTGTTGCAAAACAAAGTGTTGGTCTATTAGTTGTTGTCATATATGTAATTTAATATTTGTTCTTCTTCATGATATTTTCTAATAAAAATATGATTTTGGAATTTTTGTGAACATCCTTCGTCTTCAACCCAATTCCAATCTATTTTTCCCATATCAATTATTTTTTGATGTATTTCTTTATCATAATAGTCTCTAATCAATCTTGACCTACGGTTAATATCAATTGAATTATTATCTGTTGTTGTATTTCTATTATTCCATTGGATGTATAAAACTTTCTTAATGTGAATCATTTTTGTGTTTAAAAATGTTCTAACTATGAGTTCAAAATCATCGGCAACAGGTGTGTTTTTGTTATGTCCACCAATTTTTAAATAAACATCTCTTCTCCACACCCTAACATGTGATGGCATACTAATATTAAATCTTATTGTTAATGGATTTATATCAGGATAGTGGTGAGCCAATAATTGTTTATTATCTTCAGTTACCCAAGAATGTCCCGCATATCCAAAATCAAAAAAGTTATCTTCTCTACCATACCAATTACCCGACCAATTATGGTCGTAAAATTTCGGACTACCATCTTCATATTGTTCGGTTACATCACTATACATAAATCCCGCATCGGGAAATTGTGACGATGCTTTATCTAAATATTCTAAACACTTTGTTAATAATTCATCATCATGGTCTAACTCAACTAACCATTCACCATCACACAATGATGCAACTCTATTCTTTGCTAAACCAACATTACCACCACTATTTGGTAATATTCTATGTACTTTAACCCTAAAGTCTTTTTTAGCAATATCAGAAAGTATTTCCCATGTTTCTTCCGTTGTTGAATCATCAAGTACTACCCATTCCCAATCATTAAATGTTTGGTTATTAATACTTTTATATGTTCTTAATATTTTATTTCCCGTATTATATGTTGGTGTAAAAATTGAAAACTTTGGTCGGGTATACTTACAATTTCTAAAAGTACTTTGAACTACAATATCATTTGCCAATACAATTTCATCAATAAGGTTTGGATAATAAACATATTTTTCATTTAATACTTTATTATTTAACTCTAATTGAATCTCAAACGATACTATAATATCAGGGTTAATGTTTGAAATATCATTAAAAATATTATCAGTAGAATCTAATGAATAAACAATCACTTCATCATAAAGATGTTCTTCATGATAAATCTCAGAACGTAAAGTAAACTCACCTTTTTTATACCAATTATATAAGATGGCAATTGGTTTCTTAGTCTTCATATAAATTACCTTTCAGTATCAAAAAAGAATGTTTGAAATAATCTACCATCTTCTAAATTTCTACCAAAATAATCTAATGATGTGTGAAAATAATCCGCCCTATATAATACTAATCTGTTAAACTTATTTCCTAACATGTCAGTCATTTCCCACTTCGTCATGTCTTGAGAATCTAAATATAATCTATCTAACATTTCAAAATCATATGTTCCATCACTTTTTATTGGTGCGGTATGTATTCCTGTTTCTTTATGTTTAAATAAACCCGTACCTGAAGTAATTGGTGCGTTTGGTGTTAAATAACAAACCCCTGCCCATGTTGTTGTTTGGTCAGCATGCATCCAACTCCTGTCTCTTTGTGTCGCATATTGAAAGGAACCATTATATTCATCTGTCGACCATTTTGTTATTTTACCACCGGCAAAAAACACAATATCTTGTATTAAATTAACAACACTTTCATTGTAAAATGGTTTACTCCTAAATCCTGGATAATTACCAATTACATTAAATTCTTGTTGTAATGCAAATTCTCTTGTTTCGTGTGGGTCATTATAAAAATCATCCACTATAATTGAAGATATAATCATATTATTTGTAATGGTCCCCTCCTATCCATAAAACCAAACTCTTTCTATTTCCACTTGTTAATGGGACCACCCTGTGTAATAAAAACGATGGGAATATTGCAACATTACCTTTTCCTCTTGGGACTGTCACATATTCACTACCTGTCATAATTTGTAAATCCCCACCCTCGTATTCATTTGGTTCAGATAACTGTATAACCACAGATATTTTTCTATGTGAAATACTACCAGGACCAATATCTAAATGCCAATCATAATGACCACCATTTCCCTCATATTCGGTATATTGAATGTTATCAATTATTGATTTTAATTCAAAGTTCCAAATAGCGTTGTTTGCTTCAATAACTTGGGACATTATTTTATCAATAACCCATTCCCATTTAGAATCATAAGGTAACCATTTTATGTTACTTTTTCTAAATCTATCAGTATTGTTCTCATCAACAATAATAGCCTTTTGGAATTCATATTCTAATGAACCACTAACAATTGTTTCAACTTCTTGAGTTGAAAATCCTTTTTCAAACCAATAATAGTTAGTTTGATTAATACCTTCTTTTGGCGGAAAAATTGGTTTTAAATCCATATTCAAAATATAAATAAGATATGTAAATAATAAAGTTTAGATTATCTATATGGAGTTCCCCCTACCCAAAATACTAAACTTTTTCTAACACCTTTTGTAACAGGTGTAACTCTATGTAATAAACAACTCGGGAACACAGTTACACCTCCTAAAATTCTTTCTGCGGTTTTTATTTCACCACCTGGCCAAATTTGTAAATCACCACCTTCATACTCGTTAGGGTCTGATAATAAAACAGAAACGGATACTTTTCTTTGATTCATATATCCACCACCTGCGTCTATATGCCAATCATAATGTCCATCATCAGTATATTCGGTATATTGTATTGGTTCTCTTGCCATAACTAAATCAAAAACCCAATGTTCATTATTAGTGACTTGTATTAATTTCATTAATTTAACAAATATCCATTTGGTTTCTTCAGAAAAATAAATCCATTTCACATTACTTTTTCTATATTTTTCATTATGGTGACCACCATCACCATCACTAACAATTCTCGCGTCTTCAAAATTTAAAGAATTAATTAACTCATTAATATTACTTCTTTCGTCTTCACTAAAAAACTCGTTTGTACAAGCATATTTTGAAATATCAATTTTTGGATTGGTTGGAAATATTGGTAAACTCATAGATTAAAAATATAAAAAAATGTTAATAAAGAAATATATTAACTAACACGAACAAATAAAGTATCCCCATTTGGTACATTTAATGTTTCACTAAATATACCACCATTTGGTGATGGTGAACCAAAAAATTGATTCCAAGCACCTCCACCAAGTTTATATTCTATGTTAACATTATTTGATGGTGGAAACGGTGGTGATGGAGGTGGCATACCTTGGACATTTACCTCAACCAAGATTGCGTACCAATGTTCTATATTATCACCAATTGTTCCAGGCGTACCACCAAAATTAGCTATTGTTTGAGGTGATGTTGCTGGATTTGGCCCTATATTACCACCAGCATATAAAGGTGTAGCATCTTGTGCTGTCACTGAAACATCTGTAACCCAAGGAATAGAACCACTATTCCAAGAACAATCAGTACCTTGGTCAGTCTCAATATCATAAAAGTCACCTATACTTAAATTGGCTTTTATATCAGGATATGGTGGTGTATTTGGTGGATAATTATTAATATAAAAAGTATAACTATTAATATATCCATCATCAAATTTATAGGTACCCATTAATTCTAAACCAATATCTGAATTAGGTGTAATGTAAGTTTGTGACCTTAAATCATCAAAACTTATAGGATTACTCGGTGATGCTGGTCCTGGAGGTGTTGCCATATTCTATTAACAATCAACTGTTGATGATGGTCCGTAAATACTTTGTAAATGAGTTCTTAGTTTTCCGTAACCAGCTGTAAAAATATCTTCGGTTTCGTATGGTGTAAAACTTGTTACCTTTTCATAAACAAAAGCACCTATTTCTTTATTTGTAACCAATTTTTCTCTATTAGATTTATCACTTTCTTGATTATAAATCTCTAAGTTAAATCTAACGATAGAATTGGGCTTATCTATTAAATAAGTCCCAATTCTTATATATGCTTGACTTGTGATACCACCACTAGTTCCTATCTGTGTTGTTACTTTTATTGCCATATTATTTCTTTTCTAATTCTTTAATTTTATTGTTTAACTCTTGAATTGATTTGATTAAGAATGGTACCAATCTTTCATATGATAATGTTTTATATTTTTCATCATCTTCTATTTGTATCATTTCTGTTTCATGAATTAATTCAGGAAGGATTTGTTCAACTTCTTGAGCTATCAAACCAAAGTCATCTCCTCTACCCATACCTTCTTTCCAAGTATATGATACAGGTCTTAATTGTTCAATGATATCCAAACCGTTTTCAAGATTTTTAACGTTTTTCTTCAATCTTTCATCTGAAGGCATCGTTGCAAAACCTATGATGTTAGCACTTGCAAAGAAGTCTCCAAATCCTGCAGTATTTTTCATTGCGAATCCGTAGTTACCACCTACAGCAAACCCAATAATGTCAGAACTTACTCTATACATACCCGTATTAGTATCTGCGGAGAATGAATATGTTGGTGTTGTCGCAGAACCGTCACAAAGTTGTAAAGGACACGCTAATGGACCCGGTGCTCCTTGTGAACCTGTAGCTCCTTGTGCTCCTTGGTTTCCTGTACCTGTAGCTCCTTGTGCTCCTTGTGCTCCGTTAGAACCAGCAGCTCCTTGTGCTCCCGTAGGACCTTGTGGACCTAATGGACCCGTAGCACCTTGTGCTCCTTGTGGACCTTGTGGACCTAATGGACCCGTAGCACCTTGTGCTCCTTGTGGACCTGTAGCTCCTTGTGGACCTGTAGCTCCTTGTGCTCCTTGTGGACCTGTAGCTCCTTGTGGACCTGTAGCTCCTTGTGCTCCCGTAGCTCCTTGTGGACCAACAGCTCCTTGTGCTCCCGTAGCTCCTTGTGGACCAACAGCTCCTTGTGCTCCCGTAGCTCCTTGTG